CCGGTCCCGCGCAAAGAGTTGTCGGGTTCACCACCCCGCCCCGCGACCTTGGCGAATCCGAAGCCGACACATACCGGTCAGACGATGAGTAAGCCGAAGCCGATCCTATGCCAGTGCGGTGAGGAAATGAACGTCTACCAGACATACACGCTCTGTCCGCACTGCGACATGTCACCCGTCCACGCGTCCTGCACCCTGTGCCGCCGTTACCAGTACTGGATCCAGATCCGGGTCACGAATGAGCACACGGCGGAACGGAAGCGAAAGAAGGAGACCGGCTCGTGGTGACCAAACTTCTTGACTGGCTGCACCGGGTCTTTTGCGGGTGTGACGCGCTCAACTGGCTAGACAATGACTGACCTGACCGGGCAGATAGGCATCTGCCGGTACGGGACCACGTGGATAGCCCGCGCCATCGAATGGGCGACATGGTCCCACACCCACCATGTGGTCGTCGCCGTATCCGAAACGGAATGCGTGAGTGCCGAACCGGGCAGCGGTGTTGTGAAGCGGACCAACGCCGCCTACACCAACATCACATGGTCACGATTCCAACTGACCAGTGAACAACGCGCGGCCATCACCGCCGCCGGGAACGCCTCCCTGAAACTCCCCTACAACTACCTCATCTACGCCCCCCTCGTCCTGGCACGCATCACCCACATCCCCGTCCCCGGCATCATCGCCCGATGGTTGGGACGCCGCCGGAACGTGAACTGCTCCCAAATCAGCGACGACATCTACCACGCCGCCGGTATTCAACTCTTCGTCGACCAGCCCTCCGACATCGTCACGCCCGGCGACTTCGAACGACTCTTCCAACACGAAGGGTTCCTCTAACCAACCACCATGGAGAAAACCTTATGAGCAAGCCAGAAGCCACCATCACCGTGAAGATCGACGCGGACACCGCCGAGTTCGACAAGGCCGTTGCCGGGTTGAAGCCCAGCGACTACCAAATCCGACTCGCGGCCCTTGACCGGGCACTAGGGCGTGACGCCCTGTTCAACGGTGGAACGGATGTCATCAAGTACGCGCACCGGCTCGAACGCTACCTGCGCGGCGAAACCACAGCCGCAGACTAACCACCACACCACCAACACCAACAGGCCAGGAGTCTACGGTGCCCAAACCAAACAAACTCACCCCGGCCGAGAAGGCCCGCATACTCGCCCTCGCCGCGCAGGGCCGCACACGGTCATCCATTGCGAAAGAAGTAGGCCGTGCACTGACCACGGTGGCACGCATCTGCCGTGAGAACGACATGACCCCCGCCGTCGTATTGTCGGCCCCGTTCGTGGAAGCCCGCGCCCTCTCCATCAAGGAACGCCAAGTCGCAGCGAGGGAACGCCGACTCCGCATCATGGAGTTGGAAGACGCCCGCCAACTCGACGTGTTGGAAGGCCGTGCCACATGGCGCACCCGTGTCAAAACCCAGGGTGGCGGCGAATACTTCGAAACCGTCGACTTCATCCCACCCGACGACGCCCGCAACAACTCCTCCACCGCCGCATCCCACAGCAGCGCATTCCGCAACCTCGCACCATTGGAGGTCGAGGTAGGCATCCAAGAAGCCAAGTCCATGCTTGACAAAGTCATTGAAAGCCTCGGCGTCCCCGATGAGTGAAGCCCCGGCCGTCAGCCCCAAACAGTCCGCGTTCATCAAAGGCTCCTCCGCCCGTGTGAACGTCTGTGAAGGGTCGATCCGCTCCGGTAAAACCATCATCACCCTGTTGCGTTGGATGCTGTTCATCCGTCGCTCCACCGGTTCCGGCGACCTTGTCATGGTGGGCCGCACGAGGGACGCTGTCTGGCGTAACTGCATCGGCCCGTTGCAGGACCCGTCCCTGTTTGGGAAAGTCGCTGAACAGGTCGTCGGGAACTACGGCGCACCCACCGTGAAGATCATGGGCATCCGCGTCTACGTGTTCGGTGCCTCGGATGTGAAGGCTGAGAAAGTCATTCGCGGCCTGACCGTCCGTGGCGCATACGTGGATGAGTTGACGGTCATCCCGGAAGAGTTCTTCACCCAGTTGTTGGGCCGCATGTCAGCCCCGGGCGCGAAACTGTTTGGGACCACGAACCCGGACAACCCCGCGCACTGGTTGAAGACCAAGTTTCTCGACCGCATCAAGGACCTGCCCGACTGGACTGCATGGCATTTCAACCTCGACGACAACCCCGCCCTGACCGAAGAATACAAGGCCAGCGTCCGCCGCGAATTCACCGGCCTCTGGTACCGGCGCTTCATCCTCGGGGAATGGTGTGTCGCTGAGGGTGCCGTCTATGACATGTGGGACCCCGACAAACACGTGATCCCCTGGCAGGACCTGCCCCCGATGCGCCGCCTTATCAGCGTCGGTATTGACTACGGTACGCAGCACTCCACCGTCGCCATCCTGCTGGGCCTCGGGTACGACCGGAAACTGTACCTCGTCGACGAACTAGTCATCGACCCGGCACTGTCTCAGGTCCGTCAAAACGATGCGAAACAATCCGCGGCGATCAAGGCATGGCTGGCGCAGGAACATTTGCCGGAACCGTCCGGGCTGAAACCTGAGTGGATCATCGCCGACCAAGCCGGTGCATCGTTGCGCGTGCAGTTGGCGGACGACGGGGTTGTCACCCAAGCCGCCGAGAAGTCCGTCACCTACGGCCTGTCGACCATGGCGTGGTTGCTCGGTGAAGGGTACCTGAAAGTCTCCGACAAATGCGCCCGCTTCATCAACGAGGCCCCCGGCTACTCCTGGGACCCCAAAGCGACGTTGAAGGGCGAAGACAAACCCATCAAGTCCAACGACGACGCACTCGACGCAGGCCGCTACGCAGTCGTGACGACCGAAGCAATGTGGCGTGGCGAACTCGCACCAACCAACCAGTTCTAGGAGCAACACCATGACTGATCCCTACCGGTACCATCCGCCAACCGTGGACTCCATGGACATCACCCCGTCAGGCGACCGGCTAGGCGTGCTCATCGGCATCTACAACGCCACGGACAACGGGACATACACGCGCATTGAAGTCATGAATCGTGACCTTGAGGACGTGATCACCGCGCTACGAAAGGCAGCCGCACCCAAGCCTCCACCGGGTGGTGTCTCGTTCGGGTTCTATCCAACCGATCCCACTAAGCCCCGTTATTTCGTCTAACCCACCCTGAGAGGGGTCCGCCGTGGCGTTGCCTTCCAATGGTCAGTCCTGGCCCCCCGCCCAAATCAAGGCAACGATCCTGCCCCACATGGGTGTCTGGTCTGCATGGTATGCGGGCAACAGTGACCAGCTCGCCTCCGTTTATGGTGGCGCGACCGGGTCCGACCCGACCATGACAGGGTTCTTCGCCAGTGACCATGGCGGGTTCCGTGCGACCGTGGGGCGTGCGTTGACGCGCTGGTTCTGGGGGGAAGCATCACGTGGACCCGACCGCAGGGTCAAGCTCCACGTCCCCATCGCGGCGGAACTCTGCCAAGCCAGTGCGGACCTTTTGTTCAGTGACACGATCACCCTCAAAGTCGACAACGCCACCGTCCAGGAACGCCTGGATGAGATCTGCGACGACACCCTGCACGCCGAACTCGCCGAAGCCGCAGAAGTAGCCGCCGCACTCGGCGGCGTGTACCTCCGCGTCACCTGGGATGCCCTGCACCGCCCGGACGGGCCTTTCCTCACCCATGTGGACGCGGACCAGGCCATCCCCGAATTCGCGTGGGGACAGCTCAGTGCGGTCACGTTCTGGCAGGTTGTTGCCCGCGACGGGAAAACCGTGTGGCGCCATCTGGAACGCCACGAAACCAACCCCGCCGGCGACGGCATCATCCTCCACGGACTCTATGAGGGCGAAGAAGACAAGCTCGGCCACCTCGTCCCCTTGACCGACCAGCCAGCGACCGCACCGCTCGCACCGTTGGTGAACGCGTTCGGGTTCATCGACTCCCAAACCCCCGGCCTGTGTGTCATGTACGTGCCGAACCAGACCCCCAACAGGCTCTGGCGTACCGACCCGCTCGGCCGCAACCTCGGCCGGTCGGACCTTGACGGTGTTGAGCAGCTCATGGACGCGTTGGATGAGGTTTACACGTCCTGGATGCGTGACGTGCGTTTGGGTAAGTCCCGGCTCATGATCGCCAAATCCCTGCTCAACAATGTGGGCACCGGGCAGGGGTCCGCGTTCAATGCGGAACAGGAAGCCTACGCCAGCATGAACATGCTCGGCGGGACGGATATGAAACTATCCGACCAGATCGAACAGGTCCAGTTCAACATCCGTGTCATGGAACACCAGCAAACATCGCAGCAGTTGGTGAAGGACATCCTACAAATGTGTGGGTATTCGTCGGAGACGTTCGGGATCTACGACGGCGGCGGACCCACGAGGACTGCTACCGAGATCGAATCCAAACAGCAGCGGTCCCTGCTCACCCGCGACCGGAAAATCCGTTTGTGGGTTCCGCAGCTTGTCCGCATGTTGGAGAAGCTGTTGGCTGTGGACGCTGTCCTGTTCGGCACCCCCGGCGTCCCGGCCATCAACGACGTGGACGTGGTCTTCGCCGATGGTGTGCAAGAATCCCAACTAGACATTGCCATGACCGTCCAAGCCCTTCGTGCGGCTGATGCGGCGTCGGATGAGGTCATTGTTGGCATGGTTCACCCCGACTGGGACCAAGACAAAATCCTGGAAGAGGTCGCCAAGATTCAGGCGCAGAAACCCCAGCCCCTACCCGATCCGATGTTCGCACACGATACAGGGGTGATTGGTAGTGGCCCAGCCGGTTCCAGCCCAGACCCCGGAAGCGGCGGGGGCCAGTCTTCCAGTAACGGTTGACACCCTCGCCGGGGCAGTTGTTGCAGTTTATGCAACAACTGAGCAGGATCTGATAGTCACGTCGGCGGGGATCATCCGTGAAGCCATGGATGCCCCGCCGAACTCCCCGCCCCGGTACATGCTGTATGGCAGGTTGCAGCAGGCGGCACGTCAGGCCAGTGCTGGCGCACGGATGCAAGCGCAGGGGTTGGCTAACCGCGTTGCTGATACGGCGGCTAGGAACGGGAACCTTGCCGCCGCCCGTGAAGCACGCGCGTTTGGTGACCGGCTCACATCCAACGGGAACCTTGAACAACTCCTGCCCCATGATGTGAACTCGGCCCGGTTCATCGCCGAAGATCTCGGCGTGCGGTTGGATGCGGCGGCGCAGCGGATTGCCCGGTTCGCTGATGACGCCTACCGTGCCGCGACCGTGTCCAGCGCCCTCACGCAGATCATGGACAAGGCCACCCCTGCCGAGGCACAGGCGCAGGCGTGGCGGGAACTCACCGCCAAAGGCGTCACCGGGTTCACCGACCGGACCGGCCGTCAATGGAACCTCGCCACCTACGTCGAAATGGCGACCCGCACGGCGGCGCAGAAAGCCTACAACGCCTCCCACAAGGACCGTTTGACACTGGCCGGGATCAACTACTTCACCATCTCCACGACAGGCCGCCCGTGCCCGCTCTGCGCCCCGTGGGAAGGCAAAGTGCTGGCTGACCGTGGGGCCGGGGAAGTCACCGAACCCAACGCACGCGGTGGCGACCCCGTCACCTTCCATGTGGCGGCGACCATCGAGGACGCCACCGCAGCGGGTCTCTTTCACCCGTGCTGCAAACACACCCTCGTGGCGTACCTGCCCGGTGCCACGCTCCTGCAAACCAACCAATGGTCAGCAGATGACGAAGCCCAATACCAGAACACGCAGAAACTACGCGCCCTAGAACGGGCCGTGAGGGCTGCGAAGTTGCAGGCCGCTGGTGCTGTGACCCCGCTCGACAAGCAGCGCGCCAACGCCGCCGTCAAGGCCGGTCAAGCACGCATCCGAGACTTCACCAACCAGACCGGCCTACTACGCCGGCCACGCCGCGAACAACTCGACCTCGGCAACAAACCCTAACCCGTCCCAGGAGGACAAACCCATGCCCGAGCAGCAGACCACCGAACCCATTGCACCGGCCGCAGTCGTTGAGCCGCACGCCGCGCCCGTCCCCGGACCACCCGCGCCGGTAGAACCAACCCCAGCCGCGAACGTGTGGGATGACCCCGCCGCAGCCCGCGCCGAGATTGAGAAACTCCGCCGTGAGAACGGGGCCGAACGCGTCAACGCGAAGACACAGGCCGCAGAGGAAGCACGCAACGAGCTGTTGCAGAAGTTGGGCCTCACCAAAGACGGTGCAGAGAAACCCGACCCCGACGCCTTGGCGAAAGACCTCACCACAGCCCGCGAGCAGGCACGACAAACCGCCGTCGAACTCGCCGTGTACCGGGCAGCAGCCGCGAACAAGGCCAACCCCGACGCGCTCCTAGACTCCGCATCCTTCCTGGCGAAGGTGCGCACCCTCGACCCCAACGGGGCCGACTTCGCAACACAGGTCACCGAAGCCATCACAGCAGCGGTGACCAGCAACCCCATCCTCAAAGCAACCCCGGCGGTTGGTGCGAGCGGCGTAGAACTCAACGGCGGGACCGGAGAGACAGGCCAAATCACCGAAGCGCAAATAGCGCGCATGACCCCCGAAGCCATCGTCGAAGCCCAAGCAAAAGGCCTCCTCAAAAACCTTCTCGGGCAATAACCCAACCTGTTTTCTTGAAAGGAAAACGATATGTCCCTCCTCAATTTCCGCCCGGAAATTTGGAGCGCAAACCTCCTGGTCGCGCTCCGCAAAAACCTGGTCTACTCGGCCCTGTCCAACCGCGACTACGAGGGCGAGATCACCGCCGCCGGCGACACCGTCCGCATCACGTCCATCGGCCGCCCCACCATCCAGAACTACGTGCCCAACTCCACGGTCATCACCCCGGAGCAGGTCAACGACTCCCAGCGCACCCTGGTTGTGGACCAGTCGAAGTTCTATGCGTTCGCCGTCGACGACATTGACGCACGACAGGCCAAGGGCAACGTCATCCCCCAGTCCATGAACGAAGCCGCCTACGGCCTCGGCGACGTCATGGACCAGTACATGGCGAACCTGCTCCTCCTCGGCGTGCAGACCGCAAACCAGATCGGGTCCGTGTCCATCGCCTCGACCACCCCGTCTGACTTCTACGACAAGGTCCTGGTGCCGTTGAAGATCAAACTGGACCTCTCCAACGTCCCCACCGCGGGCCGTTCCGTCGTCGTCCGGCCCGAAGCTCACGGCGCGCTCCTGCGTGACTCCCGCTTCATCAAGGTCAACGAGTCCGGCACGTCCGAGGGCCTGCGCAACGGCATGGTGGGCCGTGCCGCCGGGTTCGACATTGTCCTCTCGAACAACGCCCCCAACACGACCGGTCAGGAATACGCCGTCATCGCCGGCAACTCCACCGCCCTCACGTTCGCGGAACAGATCAACAAGGTTGAGGCGTACCGGCCGCAGTCCTCGTTCTCTGACGCCGTGAAGGGCCTCGCCCTCTACGGTGGCAAGCTCGTCCGCCCCGACTCCCTGGCAAGCGCGCTTGTCACGATCAACTAACCCGAAAGGTAGCTGACACACTATGGCACGCACCGCCGTACCTGTAACTGACCTGACCACCGCCGCGACTGTGGCGGACCCGGCAGGCACCACCGCCGACGCGCCCAACGGACACACCGTAATCGGTGTGCGCCCCGAGACGCTGGCGTTCCGGGTGAAGAACACGACCGCCGGTTCCCTCAACGCGATCCTGCGCGCCGGCACCCAGCCCCTCGCCCCGTCCAGCGGCCTTGGTGACCTGACCGTCGCTGTTGCCGCTGGCGCGACCGTCTGGCTGTCCCCGTCCGAGTCCGCCCGGTTCTTGCAGCCGGACGGGTCCGTGTCCCTGGACTTGCAGACCGGGTTCACCGGCACTGTGACCGCGTTCAAGGTCAACCGCCGCTAACCGTGGCCGAAACCTGGTTCATCCGTGGAGAGGGGGGGAGCATCTTTAGGATGTCTCTCCCTCTCCACGAGGTCATTGAACATCAGCTTCTCAAGGGGTATGCGAAGCGGGTGAATGAGGACGGCACCGACTTTGTCGAAGAAGTGGCACGATCCCGGCCCGCCTTGAATGCGGCGAAGGTCGCGTGGATTTCATGGGCCGTCCATAACGGGTGCTTGCCGGATGATGCGGAAGCGCTGACGAAAACTGACTTGATCGAAAAATACGGGATGTAGGTAGACCATGGCTGGCTTGTTCGGTAATTTTGTGGTTCCGTCCATGCTCGCCCAGGTCGCGGATCTTGCCGCGTGGACTGGTGCGGACCCGCCCGTGAACGCGGTCCCGTTGTTGCGCTCCGCGTCCTCGCTGGTGTTACAGGCCACGTCATCGTCCTACTATGCCGTAGATGACACCACTGGTTTGGCGACTGACCCTATCGTCGCGCAGGTGTTGAATGACGCCACCTGTATCCAGGCAGCCGCTTGGGCCGCGTTGGGTGTCAACCCGCTGACCGGTGGTGTACAAGTCGCCGGCGTCGCATCCTCGAAGTCCATCGGCACAGCACACATCACCTACGCTGACGGGGCCGCAGCCGCGACGGCTAAGGCCGAGGCGCTGACGAAACTGGTACCCGAAGCCGCCCGGAAGCTCGTTGAGAACAACATGATGGATTCCAACGTGTGGATGTACGGGTGAGTGCCGCCGACGACATGGCCGACTTCTACGTACACACCGCCACTGTCGAACCATTTGAGGGGGCGGGCGCGTATGGGGATGTTTATGGTCCAAAAGTCGTGGTGGCGTGCTTCGCTGAGGCGAAGAGACGTCTGGTACGTGCGAAGGACGGCGAACAAGTCGTGTCGGAGTCGACCCTGTACATGGGTACGGCGGACGGTGCGTTGTTTGTCCCGGACTCGCGGGTGACCGTGGGCGGGAAGGCCTCGTATGTGATCACGCAGAACGTGAACGACGCCCCCGGGTTGGACCTTCCCGAACACGCCGCAGTGACGTTGAAGTGACCGATAATTTCAGCATCTACCTTGACGAGATCACCCAGAATGTGGTCGACGCGATCCCCGGTGCGGCGTTCAAAGGAATGGAACATCTAAGGGAAGTCGCCGTGTCCAAAACCCCCATGGACACCGGCAACCTACGCGGTGAGGCGGCAACACTGCCAGCCCCGGACGGCGCCAGCGTCTACTACCCGGGTCCGTACGCCAGATACCAACACTACGAGTTGCAGCTCCGCCACGAGGTGGGGCAGGCCCTCTACCTCGAACAGCCCCTCGTGCAAGAGACGGAGGCGATCCTCGAAATCGTCGCCTCCGAACTACGCAAGGCGATCCCCTAACCACTGCCAGTCTGACCCGGTAGAATGGATGAACAATGGCAGCGACACGAGACCTGTTGACGGGCATAGCCCAGATGATCGCCGATACCGGGATTGGGGTATTCAACCCGTCCGGTGTTTACGCCGCCACGGATACGGCGGTCATCTTCAAGAACATGCCGGCCAGCCCTGACCGTGTGATCGTGCTGACGGCCGTGCCGTTGACGGACATGACGATGTCGCCTATGGGAAAAATGCTGGTGCAGGTCTCGACGTGGACGACTTGGGGGATGCGGTCTTTGACCTATTGCAGAACCTCACCAACACCACCATGGGATCCACCCACATCATCCAGTGCTTGCGGAATTCATCCGTGCCCATGGGTGAGGATTCTGCGAACCGGTGGGAACGCGTCGACCACATGTACGTTGACATGGACTACCCTCCCACGGTGAACCGCCCCGCCAACGGCTGGGACTAACCCACATTCCCTAACTGAATAATACGAACCACTTCTAGCCACTCTCTCCGGGTGGCTTTTTTCATGTCCGAAAACAGCCCCCTAGGAGGCACCCCCTTATGTCCTATTCCCTTGCGCGCCGGTTCAAGGTCGACGTGTCCGCGGACAATGTTTCATGGCTCCCGTTCTCCGCCATGACCGACTTCGCCCCCACCGAATCCCCCACCTACCAGTCGACCGCGAACTATGACAACGCCGGGTTCGACAGCTTTGAAAAGACCATGACGGCGTGGCAGCTCGTCATCAAAGCCGACCGCCCCGTCAACCCCACCACGGGCCTGTTCGATCCCGGCCAGGAGTTGGTCCGTCAGGCCCAGTTCCAGTTCGGCAGTGCAGCCCGCCTGTACGTGCGCTGGTACGACCGCAACGGCGCCCCCGAGGCGAAGAGTGGTTACGCGCTGGTGGAGTGGAACCAGTCCAAGACCGGCACCGCCGACCTGGAAGAGGTCACGGCGACGTTCAAGGGTGACGGTGTCCTGTCGTTCATCACGAACCCGTGGAACTCGGTCGCGGTCCCTGTGGTGTCTGCCGCTACCCCGTCCGGTGTTGCTGTTGGCGGCCTGGTCCGTATCCAGGGTACGAACTTCATCGGGACTGTGGCGACCACGGGTGTGAAGTTCGGCGCCACGAACGCCACGTCGTGGGATGTGGTGTCGAACTCGTTGATTGAGGCTGTCATGCCTGCCGGTACGGCTGGTTCGGCCGCGATTGTGGTCACGAACGCGGCCGGGGCTTCTGCCAGCTTCGCCTACACCCGTGGCGCCTAAACCCTAGGCGTCATACCCGCCCCCTTGCCGTCCGTGTACAGCGGCAAGGGGGCACCCCCCAACCTTTCATGAGCAATTGAGCGAAAGAACAACACACTATGGCATTCCGCAGCCTCGAGGAAGTCCTCGGCCCCATCGTCCTACCCATTAAAGACAAAACCTACACACTCCCCAAAGTGTCCTTGTCGGACGGGGTACGCCTCCACGCGATCCTCCGCCAGGAAGACACCACCGCATCCCTACAGGACGTGTACGACATCCTACTTGGGGATGTGCAGCACCAGTTGCGGGCGGACGGTGTCGGACCTGACACGACCGACCGGGTGTTCTTCACCGCCTTGGCTGACTTCCAAACCGACCGTGAAGGCGCGGAGAAGGTGTGGGAAAACGGCATCCCAAAAGTGGCGGTGGCGGCACTGTACGAAGCCGTCAAGACGGCCCAAATGATCCCACAGGGCGCGGCAGCTACGACGCCGGCACCGGACTCTGGGAATGGTACGACCGCGGCGAAGACGAAGAAACCGGTGACCCGGTCACGTGGGAGCAAATCCTAAACCAGTGGACGGCCATTGTGGCTGACTTCGCGGACGTGTACGGCATCCGCCTACATCGTGAGCAGCCGCCGTGGTGTGAGTTCCGCGACCTGATACAGGGTTTGTTGGCGGGGGAGTCCCGCCTGTGGCGTGCCTTGAAACCACCCGAAGAAGACACTAAAACGCACGGAGGGTGACCATGACGGGTCCTACGACTGTCGGCAGCATTGACGCGAAACTTGGCATTGACAAGTCCGGGTGGGACCAGAAAGCTGCCGAGGTCAAGGCTGAGGCCCGCGAACTGGGCGCACTGGACCCGACTGTCAAGGTCGACGCGAACGTTGCCGGGGCGTTGTCGAAGCTGGGCGCCGTTGCGAAGGCGGAGCGTGACCTTGACGTCGCCTACCAGCGTTCGGCGATCTCACAGGACAAGCTCGCCGCTGTCACAAAGAAGTGGGGCGACGATTCCACCCAGGCCGCCGCCGCCCGCCTGACACTGACGCGGGCGTTGAACGCGGAGCAGGACGCCGAGGGCAAGCTGTCCGCCGCGAAAGGCCGCGACACGGCCGAGACGGATAAGAACACCGACTCCACCAACCGGAACAACGAGGCCCTGCACGGGCGACGCGCCACGATTGCCAACCTGATTGCGCTTGCCCCGGCCATTGTAGCTGCCGCCGCCCCGATTGGGGCCGCCGCCGTCGGTTTGGGTGCCGCGTTCGGTGTCATGGCCGCCTCGGGTGTCCTCGCCGTTGTGGGCATCAAGCAGGCCATGGCGCAGGGCACCACGGCCGGTCTGGAATACAAGGCCGGCCTGACGTCGTTGAAGGGCACCCTGGACACGCTGGCGCAGACCGCCGCCGTCCGGATGCTCGGCTCGTTCCAGGACGCCGTCGATGCGATCAACACGAACCTGCCCTTCCTGAACACGTTGGTGGGGAATTCGGCTGCCGCGCTGGGGCGTATGGGGTCCACGGCGTTGGCTGGTGTGATTGCTGGTTTGCAGGCCGCTAATCCTCTGATTCAGGAGGGTGCGGCCCAGTTGAATGCGTTCATTGGGTGGCTGTCCGCGATGCCGTCCTCTAACGGGTTTACCACGTTTGTGACGTACGCGGTCGATAACCTCCCCTCGGTGATGCAGCTTATTGAGGGGTTGGTGACGTCGGCGGGGCACATCCTTGCCGCATTCGCCCCCCTGGGTCCCGTGGTGATCGGGTTCTTGAACGGGTTGACGACTGTGATCAATGACCTGCCGTTGCCGGTCTTGGCCGGGTTGGTGACCACGGCAACGTCGCTGGGCATCGCCCTGCGCATTGTGGGTTCGGGTGCTATTTCTGCCGGTATAACGGCGGTGGCGGAAGCTATCGGACTCACGGGTGTCATGGCGAACCTTGCCGTGCCCGTGGTGGGTATCCTGTTGGCTGCGGTTGCCGGGGTGGCTGTGGGTGCCGCGTCCGCCGCAGCATCACAAGGCCAAGCGACCATGGCGGTGCAGGACTACACGCAAGCGTTGCGGGACGATAATAACGCCTTGGGGGAGCACGTCCGCCAGCAGGCCGCGAAAGCCCTCTCCGATGAGGGCGCATTCGAGGCCGCGCAACGCCTCGGGATCTCCCAGTCCACCCTGACGGACGCCGCCATGGGCATGGCAGGTGCACAGCAGCAGGTTGCTGACAAGGTCGCCGCCGCGAAGGATAAGGTGCAGGCCGCGGCGGATGCGACCAGCGGCTATGTGGGGGCGACGACGGATTCTACGTCGGCCACGGATGGTTTCGTTGGTGCGATTGACACGGTCAACAAGGCCATCGACGTGAACAAGTCCAGCATTGACCGTGGCCGTCAAGCGAACCTTGACATGGCTGCCGCAATGGACCAGTCCACGGGTTCAACCGCCGCGACCGCCGCCGCACTAGGCATGACCGTGACCGCTTACCAGCAGGCCGTCGCCGCGCAAGCCCAAACCCAGGCATCAACCGAGGCAACCACCGCGTCCATGAAGGTACAGGATGACGCGGCCGGGTTGCTAAAGCAGGCATGGGACGCACTAAACGGGAAGACCATAACGGCCGCGCAAGCACAGAACACCTTCGACTCATCCCTCGTAAATATGGGCGACCATATGACCGCTACCGGTAAAAAGGTTCACTTCACGACAACGTCTATCAATGACATGTCTTCCGCGTCGGTGGCTTTGCGTGGTCAGGTCATCGGCCAGATCAACGCCATGGAGGGCGTGATCGAGGCCAACGGCGGCGTCCAGAAGATGACCGCGTCCTCTCGCGCCGAGTACGTGAAGATGCGACAGGCGATCATCGACAATGCCGTGGCGCACGGCGTCGACCGGGAAGCTATCACCAAACTGGTGGACAGCATGTACAAGATCCCCCCGCTCACGCTGACAAAGACGGAAGTTCTGACGGCGGAAGCACACGCCCAGTTGGCACGGTTCCAAGCTGCGATCGACGCCTTGCACGGCAAGGAAGTGTGGATCACTTCCCATGTGAACAGCATCTATTCGGAAACGCACACGTCAAACGGTGTGGGCGGCAGTGGTGGGCAAACCAAGTCGGACGGCGGCACGATCTACCGTGCGGGCGGTGGGCCTGTCTACCTTGCGGGTGGCGGTTTCTCTCGTGGCCCTATCGGTAGTGACACGGTGCCTGCCTGGTTGACGCCGGGTGAGCACGTCATGAAACGGTCTAGCGCCGAGTCCATTGGTGCGCCCGCGTTGAAGTACATGAACGACACCGGCAAACTACCCAACGGGGGGCAGAACATCACGGTCTACGTGACCAACCCCTTCACCGGGGAACAAGTCATGGCCGTCGTCCACACGGCGGCGACTAACGCCGTCAATGCCGGCTTTCAGCAGGCTAACAACGACGCAGGACGGAGGCCCTCACGGTGACCATCTCACGGACAAATTACGTGACGAATCCGGGGTCGAACGGGTCCAGCACAACAGGCTGGACCCCGCTTCGCTGCACACTCGCGGCGACGGCCGGAACGATCACGGGTGTCACCGCACAATATTTCCGGGCGACCGTCACGGACGTGACAGCGGGCGCTTACACGCAGCGGGCCGATACGTCCACGCCCGCCGCGTCAATCACACCCAACGTGACATATCAGATCAGTGTGTGGGTGCGCAACACGGCCACCCCGCGCACCACCTCAGTTACCGCCTATTTCATGAACTCGTCAAATGTGCAAGTCGGTTCAAATATTGGGGTTGGTTCGCGGGTCGGGTCGTCGTGGACTCAACTGTCCACGACGGCGACGGCCCCCGCAGGTACGGACCATGTATTGCTGAGAATTGGCGTCAGCAACGACCAGTCGAACTGGGTGGTTGGGGACTTCTTCGATTTCGGCGCGGCGTATGTTGGCAAGTACGGGACGTACTTTGACGGCGGCACCGCGACAACGACGAACAAGACGTATGCGTGGACGGGTACGGCGAACGCGTCCACATCTACGGAGTCCATCGGCCTGCCGACCACGACGTGCCAGACCATGGTGGATGATCCGTGCCCGCGTGTGGGTGTGACCGTGGACGGCTTGGGGTCTGGGACGACCGTGTACAACCTGTGGCGGACATCTGATGGTGTCCGCAAAGTTGTGCGTGGGGCGCGTAACCGGTCCACCGTCGACAGTGACTACGTCATCGACTATGAGGCCCCCCTCGGGCGGGCGATCAGTTACGACATTGAGGTTGTCTCGGGGACAAACTATTTGGCGGCGACGTTCCCCGACACCGCCACCGTGACATCCGCCACATGGTGGATTCAAGACCCCCTCGTCCCATCCTCCGCGATCCCACTAGCCGTCACCGGACAAGATACAACCATCCCCACCCTCACCGCCGCCGCCGTGAAAGCGTTGGCTTACGCGGCAGACGTGACCATCATCCCCATCGTCGGCTCGTCGGAACCCGTCGCGATGATGGGGACACGCCAAATCGCGTCCGGCGCGGATTTCTCCATGTTCACCCGCGCCGCGACGGCGACCACACAATTGCGGAACCTGATCCAACAAACACCGCTGCTCCTGGTCCGCACCAACGGGGTCAGGAACAACGGCGTCCCCGGACTCGCCTACTTCGCCTCCGCCAAACCCGTGGAAGTCCCTGTCACGGTCGCGTTCGGCGGCACGCTGACGAACTGGCAACTCCAAGGCGACCTCGTCGCGGCACCATCCCTGAACGTCCTTGTCCCCATCTGGACGTACGGGACCGTGCAAGCCCTCTGGGCAACCTACCAGCAAGCACAAACAACACTGGCCGGGAAACGCTACCTCGACGTCCTCAAATCCCCCTCGGGCGTTTAGCCACTGATCGAAAGGTCTGCCGTGCCTACAGGACACGCAATATTCGCCGGAACCATCACCCAAACAACCATCGCAACAATCAAGACACCAGCCCCGGCAACCACGGATTGGGTTGGCGTCGTCTTGGAAGTAACGGCCGTCAGCGGCGCCGGCGCGTGCGCCCAGTTCAGCCTCCAATGGTCTATGGATGGCGGGGTATGGGCGGACGCGATCCCAGCGGACACGTTCGTACCTATCACGGCACCCACGGTCATAGTCCAACGCTTTGAAGCCAAGGCGGCTTACTACCGGGCCGTATGCCAACTCACCGGCACTGACCCATCCTTCACCGGGACCGCGAACAGTTACAGCTAAAGGGGGGCCGCCGTGCGCGACATTGACGCGAACACCCTAGCCGCCCTCAACGGCTCCCGCACCGGCGACCGGATCACCGTGTGGGCATGGTACGGCGGCAACCTTGCATGGCCCGCGCCCCTGAAGGTCAGCTCATGGGGCATGGACTGGGACGGGACCCGCCAACTCCAAAACCTGTCCCTCACCATCGCAGACCCCACCGGCAAACTCTCCCCATGGCTTTTTGAGGACCCCCTCGGCGTCGGTGGGACACGGCTACAAGTCACCTACCAGGTCGGCGGCGCCGGGACCGTGAACATGGGATGGTACCGGGTCACACAAAACACCCCGTCCGAACGGTGGACGGCCTATGTGATCGACAACCTGGGGCAGGTCAACCCCGGCACCCCCATCCCCAAAAACAAGGCCCTGGTGCTGGAACTCACGGCGGCGACCGTGCAGGTCACCGGGCAAGACTTGGCCGTCGAAGCGGCGAACAACCGCCTCCTCGCCCCCGGCAGTCCACAGGGCACATCCCCCACCATCATGGGGGAGATCGCCCGACTGTTGGACGGCATCGTCCCCGTCGTCACCTACGGCACCGTCACCGACCGGGCCGTCAACAAAACCCTCATCTACCAGGACGATCGACTCAACGCCGTCCAAGACTTGTGCAAACGCATCTCCTGCGATTACCGCATGAACGGCGACGGACAGTTCGAGGTCTACCCAATCGCGAAACAAACACCGGTCTGGACCATTCAGGGCGGACCCGAGGGCGTGCTGGTCGAGGTCGACCGGGCACAAGACCTCACCGGCCTGTACAACGTGTTCGTCGCTGACGGCACGCAGACGGTCAACAACCAACAAAGCCCCATCCGCGGCATTGCCCGCATTGACGCCGGACCCATGGCAGTGGGCGGACCCCACGGCACCTACCCAACGTTCTACCAGTCCACGATGCTCACCACACAGGCCGAGTGCGACGCCTACGCGGCAACGATGCGGGACACCCAGATCAGGGGACTCACCACGGACCTGAAAGTGACCTGCCTGCCCCATCCGGCGTTGCAGGTCGGGGACTGGGTCACGGTCGCCGCCCCCGTCATCAACCAGCAGGCCGTCCCGCTGGTGGGCATGGTGAAGACCATGGCCTTGCAATCCAACGGGACAGCCGTGCAGGCCATGAAGCTCACCGTCGAATGCTCATATGCGGATGTCCAACTAGCTTTCGGGAAGGTGACCCGTGCCTAACCTGCGAAAACTTGTTATCCCGGCTGGTTCGTTTGCCCGCTACAAGGGCGTCATGGTGCTGGACAACAACGGCGCCTTGGCCGTGAACGTCAACGGCAACAACCTCCCCGCCTCCTACAGTGACCCCATTGTGGTCTCCGTGGGGGATGCGGTCAGTGTGGACCTTGTCACCGGGGCCACCGGCCAGTCCGAGGCTGTCGTCACCGGCAGGCTGACACTCACACCACGCCCCGCCACGGGCACCGTAACGACCGTCCCGGTGTCATCCCCCACCATCACGGTCACGGGGACGGACAACGTCGCCTACACGGCAACGTTCGTGTCCTCCTACACACCCACCGTCAACGACCTTGTCATCCTCGCATGGAACGCAGCCGCCCCCACCGTGACGGGCAAAGTCGGGGCGACAGCCGCACCACCACCACCCCCACCACCAGTCACACCGCCCCCACCACCAGCCCAAACCGGATCCAACACCTACCCGGCCACCGACTCCGCGACCATGGCCACCTACGGGTGGGACACGTACGCGACCGGCGGCGGGAACGTCTACACCGGCACGTACGGGGAAACCGTCCACGGCGCATGGTGGTACGCAGGATCACCCAAGCAACTAGCGGGCCGCACCGTGACCCGCATCCGGTTCACTCTCGGCGCACGCCGTCCGGGAGGCGCCTACAACGCGCCCGCAACCATCTACTTCTACACGCACAACTCTACGAAACGCCCCGCCGGTGACATCACCCTCACCGGATCAAGCTACGCCGTCACCATCCCCGCCGGGGTAGGACAAAGAACCTTCGACCTGCCCACCAGCATGGGTGCCGCACTTTTGGCTGGCGGCGGCATCGCCATCTCCGGCGGCGACTACTCCGGCTACAACGGCCGCCTGGTCGACGCCGCATCCGGCAAACTCACCATCTACTGGTCCCGCTAAGGAGACACCATGCCCCAGACCCTCGCCAACGGTGTCACCACCCCAATCAACTCCGACGCCTACAATTTGGCCGCCGACCTCGCCACCATGGGCAACAGCGCGAACGTCATCATCCCCGTCGCCAACCAAGCGGCCCGCGACGCACTCACCGCCGTAAACGGCATGGTCGTTCTCCGCCAAGACACAGGCGCAATCGAATGCTACCTGTCAGGGGCGTGGGTCCCGGTCACCCAGGTTCAGGGCGCGTCACCGTACATGGTCCATGCCGGAACGGTGACCGTGTCAGTCCCGGCCGGGAACGCGGCAGGCACGGCGTCGGTCACGTTCCCGGCCCCCGCATTCACCCAGGCCCCGATCATCACTGTCAACATCAACGCCGTCACCGGGAACAACAGCTACAAGCTGGAGGCGCACGCCTACGGGCAGACGACCACAGGTTTCACCATGGACCTGCGCACCATTGACGGAACCGGTGTCGCCGCAACCTATGCGATCCCCGTCCAGTGGATCGCGGTCCAGATGACCCCGGCCTCGGCGGCAGGGTGACCCATGGACTGGACCGCATTCTCAATCATCACCCCCATCGCGGGGACAGTCCTCGTCTGGTTCTGGCGCAAGGGCCTCCCAGCCATCCGTAAGATCAACCATTTCGTGGACGACATGACCGGGGAGGACGCCCGCCCCGGATTCGACGCACGCCCCGGCATCTTCCAACGCCTCGACAGCATCGAACACGAACTACACCCCAATAGTGGCAAGTCGCTGCGTGACGCCATAGACCAGCAGGGCAAGAAACTTGACGACCATATCGCCGCGTGCCCGCCCGGACAGACGACCACGATCAACATCAACCCGGAGTCGACCCCATGACTCTCAACGTCATCGACATAGGCAAGGATCAGGCGGGCATCAACCTGGCCGCCGTGCCGTGCGACGCCGTCATTGTGGGCGTGTGCGACGCGTTCACGAACAACCCGCATGCGGATGCCCAGTACCAGGGGGCGCGGCGTGCAGGCAAACGTGTGGGCGTGTACCAGTACTTCCGCAACGACCCCGCCGAAGCAGACTATTTCGTCTCCCAAATCCGCGGCTATGTCGGTCAGGCAATGATCATCATCGACGCCGAAACTGACGCACCAAACATGGTTGCGGCCACCCTCGAGGCTGCACGCCGCATTGAAGCCGGGACCGGTGTGAAACCCGTCATCTACGCCCCCGCCTACCTCCTGAACAAGTATGACTGGTCACCTGCCGTCCGCGCCGGTTACATGCTCTGGCTTGCCGCCTACGTGGCCGGAGACGCCGTCATCAACGGCTTCAACCCGCCGGCCGGTCTCCAACCGCCGAAGTGGTGGGTGTCCTGCGGGATGTGGCAGTTCACATCCACCGGGCGCCTCCCCGGGTGGGGAGGCAACCTCGACCTGTCCCAGTTCTACGGCAACGGCGCGGCGTGGGACGCCTACACCAAACCCACCATCACCACCGACGCCAGCAGCGTCACACCCATTCAGGAGCCAGACATGCCACTCACCACCACAGACCTGCAAGCCGTCGCCCGCGCCGTCTGGGGATACCGCAACAGCGCCAGCAACGACCCCTGCGACATGCACCAAGCCGTACTCAACGCCGCAGCCACCACCCCCGCCACCGTGTGGGCATACCAAAACCCTGCCAGTGGGGACGCCGCCGACATGCACCAATACCTTGTGGACGCCGCCAAACCCTCCGTCGCCGCACTCACCGACGCGCAGGTGACAGCGCTGGCCGACCAACTGCGCGCCACACTCCCCGCCGCGACCCTCGAAGCGTTCAAAGCCCAGATCAACAAGTAGGAGCACCCCTTGACCACCGCATTCTGGAAAGACGCCGCCGTCCGTGCCGTGAAAACCTTCGCGCAGGCCGTCCTCGCACTCATGACGACCGGTTCCGTGGGCTTGACACACCTTGACTGGCTCGTCGTCCTCAACGTCGCCGGAGCCGCAGCCCTCGCATCCGTACTGACCTCGATCACGTCCCTGTCCAACGTCGGCACGTCCGGCACCGGCAAGCACGTGGACAGCGGCGCCGTCATCACGGCCGACCCGCACCCCCTCGTCGCACCCGACCCGGCACCACTCCCCACCACCGTGGACACAACCCCAATCGTTTGATACGCACAAAACAACCGCCCCCAGCCGTAACATAAAAGTTACGGCCGGGGCGGTTTTCTGCGTGCAGTTTTACAGTGAAGCCTTGACGATCTTCGCGACCATTTGCTGTGACAGCCCCACAATCTGCGCCACCCGATACATGGTCACCCCCCCAGACACGGCCGCACGGATGGCTTCATTGCGCGATTCCGTGGCAGCAGCCAAGTCTTCGGCACTCTCCCGCACGGATGCCGCGAGATCCGATAGATCGTCCGTTTTATCGTCGGATTCTACCCAGATTACGGCGCCGAGGACATCGTTGGCCGATTGGTCATACTTGGATGCCCGCACGATCTGCCCGTAGCGCGGTGAATTTGGGTCTGCCGAACGCTCGACGGCAGCGGCGCGCCCATACTCGCG